ATTATGCCAAGCAACTCTTAAAGTTGGAGAATCAAAATGGCTAGAAGCGATATTGCTGAAGAGGAACAGGACTCGCGCGCTAAGAGAGAACATGACACCAGAGAGGTGTCTTCTCGCCCGGCATCTTGGAGACCGCCTTCAGTCTTACCTACACCTGACCCTCAGGACGGATATGTCTTTAGATGGATTCGTACTGCAATGAGAAATGAGAGCGACAACACAAATGTTTCTCGCCGGTTCAGAGAAGGATGGGAGCCAGTTAGGCTTGAGGATCATCCTGAGCTTAGATTGCTTCCTGATATTGACACTAGGTTTGACGGAGCTGCCGTTGTCGGTGGATTGATGCTTTGCAAGTGTGACGCTCGTACAGTTGAAGAGCGAAATGATTACATGCGAGAGCAATCTAGAACCCAAATGGATGCTGTTGATAATAACTTTTTAAGAGAGAATGACGCGAGAATGCCTCTGCTCCCTCCGGATCGGAGGACTCGCGTCAAGTTTGGCGACGGCTCTTAGGAGATGTTCTCCTACAAGTCGCCGCTTGATTTTTAGGAGAAGCTAAAATGGCTATTTATGGTGGCCTCAGGGTTGATTCTTCGGCGCTTTCCGGAGAGTCCGTCACTAGAGGTTTCAAGATTGCAAAAAATGAAGGTGACGACATCTTTCAGGGCGATCTTGTTGTAATGGAAGCTGCTGGCAGTGTTACCGCCGCTAGTGGTGTTGGCGAAATTGCCGCTGTCGGCGTTTTTGTTGGATGCGAATACACGAATAGTGATGGCGAAAGAGTTTTCGATAATCATTATGTGGATGCAATCAACAGAGATGACAACATTGCTTTAGTTAATGTCAATCCTCTTCAGTTCTACAAGATCAGAGTTGGTACTGGTGGGACAGAAGGAACGATTACCCAAGCCGCTATCGGAATGGGTTTTGACATTGACTACACGAACGCTGGAAACGCTACGACCGGATTGAGCGGGATGATGCTTGACACCGCAACTGCATCCACTACGGCTCAGTTACGAGTCGTAGCTGTTACCAACGATGATGGCGCAGACTACTTAAAGGAGGCTGCCGCTACTACCTATACGCACGCAATCGTTTTTGTTGATCCTGCTGTGCATTTCTTTAACGCTTCTGTCGGAATCTAAGGAGTAACTAATCATGGCTATTTCTAGAGCGCAAATGATGAAGGAACTCCTGCCGGGGCTGAATGCCCTTTTCGGCATGGAGTATGGCTCGTATGAAAACGAGCACGAGGATATTTATGAGATGGAAACCTCGGACAGAGCGTTCGAGGAGGAAGTCCAGCTTTCTGGTTTTGGTGCGGCTCCGGTAAAGTCCGAGGGTGCTGCTATCGCTTACGATACGGCGCAGGAAGTCTTTACGGCTCGCTACAACCACGAGACGGTTGCTCTTGGCTTCTCCATTACGGAGGAAGCGATCGAGGACAATCTTTATGATTCGCTCTCGGCTCGTTACACCAAGGCGCTTGCTCGCGCTGCGGCAAACACCAAGCAGGTCAAGGCTGCTTATCCGCTGAACAACGGGTTCACGGGTGGAGCGTTTACCAGTGGCGACGGGGTTACGCTTTTCAATGCGTCTCATCCGAGAGTCGATGGTGGCGTTAACGCAAACCAGCCTTCGGTTGCGTCTGACCTCAACGAGACTTCGTTGGAGCAGGCAATCATCGACATCGCTGCGTTCACGGACCAAAGAGGTCTTAAGATTGCGGCTCGTGCGCGCAGACTGATTATCCCCCCGGATCTTCAGTTTGTTGCGTCTCGCTTCCTTGATTCGGATCGTCGCGCCGGGACGGCAGATAATGACATCAATGCTCTCCGGAATAACGGAGTTATCCCTGAGGGGCATCGCATTAACCATTACCTGACTGACCCCGATGCTTGGTTCATTATCACGGATGTCCCGAATGGTATGAAGGGTTTCACGCGAACCCCGATGCAGACCTCGATGGACGGTGATTTCGACACCGGGAATGTCCGATACAAGTGCCGCGAGCGGTACAGCTTCGGCGTTTCGGACCCGCTCGGAATCTACGGTTCTCAGGGTGCGTAAATAGGTATCTGTGGGAAGTTCCCACAGGGGGGAGTGGAGGTTAATCGGGCAGATTCCTCCTCTCCCCCGACCTGTTTTATTCATCGTGAATGACGCCCATATCCGAAAGAGAGATCGGCTCTATCGAAGAGAAGGTTAAAAGCCTTGAGCATAGAGCTAAAAGCGATCGAACTTCCATCAATTCAATGATAGATGAAATTGATTCGGTAAGGCTAGAGCTTCATCAGTTTAAAAATAAAGTTTACGGAGTTGGCTCTGCTCTTATATTTTTTCTCAGTATCCTTACTTGGATGATTGACTATTTTGTGAGGAAGTAAGATGCCTGCAAAGAGTAAAAAATCAAAGAGCAAGGTTAACGAAGCTGGTAATTACACAAAGCCTGCAATGCGTAAGTCCTTGTTTAATAAGATTAAAGCAGGAAGCAAAGGTGGAAAGCCCGGTCAATGGAGCGCAAGGAAAGCGCAGATGTTGGCTAAAGAGTATAAGGCCAAGGGCGGAGGCTACAAAGATTAATGGCTATCAAAAAGCCTCAAAAGTCTCTGAACAAATGGACGAAGGAAAAGTGGGGAACCAAGTCAGGTAAGCCCAGCACTCAGGGGCCTAATGCTACCGGAGAAAGATACTTACCTGAAAAAGCAAGGAAAGCTCTTTCGTCTAGCGAATATGCCGCGACTTCTAGAAAGAAACGAGAAGATACTAAGAAAGGAAAACAGTTTTCCAAGCAGCCCAAAGCAATAGCAAAGAAAACTGCGAAGCACAGAAAGAAGGTTTAGCATGGCTATTAAACGCGGAAGTGAAACATTCTCTGGATATAACAAACCTAAAAGAACTCCCAATCATCCGAAGAAGAGTCATGCTGTTCTCGCTAAAGAAGGAAGTAAAATTAAATTAATCCGATTTGGGGAGAAGGGTGCTGAAACTGCTGGCAAGCCCAAGGCTGGCGAGTCAGACAGAATGAAGGCAAAGCGAAAATCTTTTAAAGCCCGACACGGCAAAAATATTGCTAAGGGCAAAATGTCCGCTGCGTATTGGGCGGACAAGGTGAAATGGTAATGAATAGCAAGATGAAGATGAATATGAAGAAGATGGCTGGCAAGAAGGCTGGTTATAGCAAGGGCATGGACATGATGGAAGATATGAACATGAGGAAGGGCGCAGCCAAGAAGGCAGCTAAGAAGAAAGCAGCTAAGAAATCTGCAAAGCGCAAGTAACGCTTTGTAAACCAATCCTGTCAGACTTAAAAGACAGCACGCGGACTGACAGATTAATTGCGTGCAATGAGGTGAACAATTATGGGTACGACGACTTTTACTGGACCGATTAAGGCTGGAACGATTCGAGACACGACTGGCACTACTGTTGGTAGTAATGTTGCCAATGTTGGATCTGTTGTTATGGCGCAGAGCGCGGTAATCAACGAGGCGGCTTCCGGCACGGCTACTGATATCGTCATTCCGGCAGGGAGTCAGGTCATCAACTGCACCATATTCCCAACGACTGTATTTGCTGGGAATATAACTCTAGGGACTTCTTCGACCGGACAGGGTTTTGCCAGCGCGACTGCGCCTGCTGATAATTCCAGAACCGTTTTTGCTCCTGTCGATAACGCTCTCTGGAAGGATGTTGGAACTTCTGATGTGAGAATTTATCACGATGGCGCTAGTGCTGGTGGCGGCGTCGGTGTCCTTACTGTCGAGTACATTCAGAACAACAACCTGAGCTAACCATTGTCAGACCCCAAATGGTATAAGAATTTAAGTCCCATAGGAAGGGAAGCCGTAGATCAGACTTTGCATTTGATCTGCGGCTTTTCTTTATCTGCACTCAGCGGTGCTTACTCGTCTGCTGCCGTACTTTACATGAGAGAGTTTTGGCTTCAATGGCCTGTCGAAAGAGTTGCAGACACCAGAAAAGATATGGCTTTTTGGTTGGCTGGAATGGGACTTTTTGAAATTTGGAGATACTTTAAATGATTAAAAACTTTTTAATTTCACTGCTTACGATACTGGCATTTGCGATGCCATCGTATGCAGCGGCTCCATCTGTTAAGAAGCAAGCGAAGGATGGTGACAGCTCCGTTGACTTCGGCATGATGACAGTCGATTTTGTTACTTCAAACACAGCAGGTGTGTACAGCCTTGGTTTTTCTTACCCGCTATTTTCGCTTGACTGGTCTAATGGAGCTGGGGGCTTTGCTGCTGAGCTTCATGTCTGTGACACGCCGAACGGCGGCGGCGGCGGAGACTTGAGTGCCAGTGGCGAATGCACGCTTGTTACTGCGCTAGCGACTACGGATCTAACTGTAGAATCTTTTAAGTCTAAGAAGCGTTATATAGTTATTGAGATTACAACGGCGGGAACTGGAAAGCTCACTATCAAGGGAAGCTGGGATCAGATTAGTGATGCTGGCGATACTCTTCAGGGAGTCGCTCCAGACTCAAGTTCAGAGAACGTAACTGGACTTACTAATATTCTTCCAAACTCAAATCCAGACCTTCTTATAAACACAACGATTGTATCTCCGAAGTGGGTTGTCGGAACTAAAAATGAAGGCCGTTACAATATAGACGGAATAAAGGCGTACTGTACCGGCGCTGGATTAGGAGTTGATACGAACAAGCCGTGGTTTACATGCCCGAGCGCGGGAACTCTTAAGACGAAAACAGGTTCTTTGTTTATTGACCATACAAATTTAACTCCGTCTGAAGCTCATCCACTTGTTGTTAACTTATTTACCGGCGGGGACACAGATCCCAACGCGGCTTCAATTTCTGTTTACGCATCGGGCGGAAGCCAAACTGGAGGAGACGAAGGTATAAACGGCATAAGGTTGACCACGATCCCTAACTGGGGCGCTGCTTACGGAACAGCAACGGTTCCCGTTACAACCGGAAGCTATGTTGATGTTTCCCTTGGTGGTATTTCAAATGATGAATCTAAATTTGTTGGAGTAGGAAAGCTGCTCGTGCTTTCTGGGTCTAGCCGTGTGGAAACTGCTTATGATGGAACTACCACAACTAGACCACCCGGAACAAGGCTAGATAATAATTTTGCTTCTGGTGGTTACGGAGGGCATACATCCAATTTATATAACTGGAGCATTGATTCGGGTACTGGGCCGCTCCCTGCCAAAATAACTGCTGATAACTGGTGTGTATCAGACTCAGCAAACGATTATTACATACCGGGAACAGCAACATTCGGAAAGTTTTGGCTTCAAATAAAAGCCATTGAGCCGGTAAGTAGAGAGACCTTTGCGACTCATTGGTATGGTCAGTCGGCAGATTATAGGTATCCGGCTGGAATACGCTGGTCCGGCGACTACACGTTCGCACCCTGCTACACGGTAACGAAAATAACCGAGCAAGCTGGCGCAACTCAATACGAAACTACTGGTATTAATATATATAAAACGGATGCGGATGCAGCCACAGCAGAAACTGATGTCGCTATAGAAATTACTCCGTATGGCGAGTGGACCGCCACAGGCATTAAAACAATACAGTCAGCGCGAATTCCTGTGAATACAGATGGGTTTGTAGCCACGAGTTCGCTTGTTCAAGATACTACCAACACTAGCGTAGGCGGATATTTTCAACTTAGAGATGCATTCAAAGCGGAGTATAGCGGAGGTTGCCTTAGTGCTGTTGACGCATCTTCTTGCCTTGTCGATAAGAAGTATGCAGGATGGGAGACAGGACTTAAAATACCCGCAGGTGGGGCTGGTATCGGGATGGATTACGCATACTTCAATCATCATATTGGTTCAGGCGCTTCGATGTTTCAGTTGAGGCCACCGGCAACTTTCGGCAACTGGTCAGGTTTTTATGATGCGGTTGTTATGAAAGTTTATGGTTATGGAGGCTTTAATCTTCGCTTGCATGGAACGCGAGGTTGGGGCGTTGGAAGCGCGACAGGAAAGTTTTTTCCGTTAATCTCTGCCGCAACGGTAGATGACAATAATGCTTCGACTACGGATGGTGCCATTCTGGAATGGGACGCGACGAATGATGTGTATAAAGAAAAGGCTTTAGTAACTGCTGATCCATGCTCAGGTAAAGACGAAGGATATTTTTTCTATAACGACACAAGTGATTACTACTGCTTTTGCGACGGAACCGGCGCCGACGTTCAAATGCACAGCCCGGCTACAGCCTGTTTCTAAATGTCACCTATAAACTCAGCAATAAACGTAACAACTTTCTGGGCTTCCATCGGCATTGTAGCTTCTGCCGTTGGGGGCCTTTTTACTATGCAACTTTCACACACTTCCGCTAATGGGCATAGTTCCCTTGCTGAGCAGTCTGAAGTTTCTGATGTGAAGATCAAGATAGAGAGAATAGAAACTGAAGTAAAGCACAACAAAGAGATACTGAATGATCTCAAGGTCGATATAAGACACATTAAAAAAGAACAGGACGATTTCAACAAGGAAGTTTTGGAGGTTATCCGTGGCAACTAGCGGCAGCGTTTCATTTCTTCCTGATGTTGGAGAAATTGCAGAAGAAGCATTCGAGAGAGCGGGATTGATAATTACTTCTGGATATGACCTTCGGACAGCCAGAAGAAGTTTAGATCTCCTACTTATGGAGTGGGCTAACCGAGGTATTAACCTGTGGTGTGTTAGCGAATACACTCAAGATTTGGTTGCTGGTCAGGGGCAGTACACCGCAGTCAACTCTTCTCCGAATGTTGCCGTTTCGATACTCGAAGCAGTTCTCAGATCCGATGCTGGCGATGCTGACAAGCAGGTCGATTATGATCTAAGCAGAATATCGAGAAGTACTTTCCAAAGCGTTCCGTCGAAGCTCGCTCAAGGAAGACCAACTCAGATTTACGTTGACAGGCAGCAAGGACAGATCAATTTGAATCTCTGGCCTGTACCCAACGATGCTACCCAGAAACTTGTCTACACATATATAAGAAGAATGGAAGACACCGGACCCGGAGGCGCTTATGAAGCAGACGTGCCCGCTAGGTTCTGGCCCGCTCTCGTAGCCGGTCTGGCTTATAACATTGCGCTGAAAAAGCCTCAGGTTGCAGACAGAATCCAAATGCTGAAACAAATCTACGATGAGCAGTTTCAGTATGCAGTTGAAGAGGACAGGGAGAAATCGCCGCTAAGGTTGTTCCCCGGAGGGTACGACTGAGTGGCTTCCTACGCTAAAGGCAAGAAGGCTTTTGGCTTCTGCGACAGATGTGGTTTTAGATACGATCTAAAGGATCTCAAGTCTGAAACCGTCAATCTTGTCAGCACCAATCTTCTAGTTTGCGAGGAATGTTGGGATCCAGATCATCCCCAAAATATGCTTGGAAGAATCAGATACGACGATCCCCAAGCACTCCGCAATCCCAGACCTCTTGGCGGAATCAGCGGCAGAGATCTTCCTGCTGCCTATAGGTGGGACTTCAAGAACCCAACGGTCACTATTATACCGTCTGGAGCTTACGCTGGGCTTAGCGTTATTGATGGCTGGTTCGGAGCCCAATGTACTATATCAGCCCAAGCAAGTTCTGAGTCTCTTAGGATTGATGGTAACAATAGGCCAAATCCAGACCTCGCCGGTGGTGATCCTCAAATCCTACAAGGGTTTGATTATTCTGGGGAAAACGATCATCAAAACCTAAACATAGATACTTCTGTTTATAAGTATGTTGTAAGTTCATTTAGAATAGACACACCTACCGTATTTACAGATAACAGTCAATTTGTTTTTAATTTTGATGGTAGCTTGTTTTGGACAGACCAAACTACTCCGTCTCCGTATCCGTGGTCTGCGGATCGGAGGCAGATTGCAAAACCTTTTCCTTATCTTCCGTTAAGTCAAGCTGCGTCCGGGTTTTCCGCAAGCGATAAAAATATGACAACAAGGTTCAAACTTGTTTGGGACATGTCTAATGATCCCACTTGGACGGGAACGGTGACTGGTTTAAGGATAGATTACATGGACTCTAAGCAAAAACCAAGAGTTGATGCAGATAAAGATTCTGGAATAATTGACGTTGATTACATAGAAGTTGTGGCTTTTCACAACATAGATTTATAGGAGTTTAAAATGCCTAAAGTTGGAATGAAGAATTTTTCGTATGACCAGACCGGATACCAAAAGGCTATGCAGGAAGCGCAGCGTACCGGATTACCTGTCGAGTTCGAGGATAAGAACTACGCACAGTATTCGTGCGGAGGGTCTGTTCACGGCAAAGGCTACAGAAAAGCTAGGATGCCCAAGAAGGGGAAGTAAAAATTGATTGCCTACACATTAGATAGTCTTCGCGCTGCAATAGACGAGTGGTTAGAAAACGACTTCTGGGGAGATACAGACCAGAAGGACAACATCATCTCTATGTCTGAGGAGAAAATCTATAAGACTGTAGGCATTGCTGGGTTCAACACGAAAACTTTGGGGTTAACCTTGTCAGGGACAGCTTTAACCCCAGCGCGGATACCTACGCCACAGCTAACCCAGAGGACTTTTTCTGAATCACCAATCACCCCGATATCACTTAGATTGAATGCTGACGCAGGCGGCTACGCATCCTTTTTAATACTGAAAGACACCAATTTTCTTCAAGAGTATTTTGGAGAAACTACGGGCGTTCCACAGTATTACGCATTCTATAACTTCTCAGGGGATAGCAACAATCCGTATGTATCAATATATCCAAAAGCCGTCTCCACTTACTCATTAACTTTTGAATACTTTTACAAGCCAGAGTCGATTACAGAGAAGAGCGGAATTGGCACTACTTGGCTCAGCACATACGGACAAGAAGCATTGCTCTATGCGTGCATCACAAATGCTTACACATTCATGAAGGGTGATGCTGACTTGATAAATTTATATGACACTAAGTTCAAAGAGGCTTTGCAAGCCTTGGTGTTTGAGCAAGGTGGCAGCTTTAGAAACCCGGCATACAACGCAATGGATGTGCCGAATAGAAGCATGGTGAATCAATAATGGCGTCTACTTACACAGATGGACTTGGCATCGAACTCATTGGTACTGGCGATAGGGCTGGTTCTTGGGGAGATGTAACCAATAACAATCTCCAATCTCTTGAGCAGAGCATTAGAGGTGTTTCAACGGTAGCCCTTACGGGGACGGCCAGCACTCTAAACATTGGAGATGGCTCTACTGCTTCTGAGACTGCGACGGACGCAGCAGGAAGATCATCTGTAATTATATTTTCTGGAACCTTAGGCGCGACCCACACAGTGACCTTGCAGGTCGGCGGAACGAATGCGGACAGAGCATCTTTCGTTGCCATAAATGAAACGACGCAGAATGTCGTGTTATCGAGAGGTAGTGGCAACACTGTAACTATTCCGAGTGGTTACACAGCGAAAATATTCCTAGATGGAACAGACGCTAGAAACGCTTTAGCCAATCTCAAACTAGATAAAATCAAGTTTGAAAATGATGAGATAACAAACGCAACGGCGGGAACATTTAGTATTACTGGAGATGTTTCTATATTCGGCGATGAAACCGTTAGCGATACTGATGATGTATACCTGACTACACCATCTGCAACAAAAGATTTAATTCTACAGACATACTCAACAACTTCCGGTAGATCTAAGATAGTAATTGATAGCGCCAATAATGGAAACATTGAAATAACCCCAAACGGTACAGGCTCTGTAGTTATAAGCAAGGCAGACATAAACAGCGGAACTATAGATGGAACCACTATAAATGCTACGTCTGTAACGACATCTTCGGCAACAATAACTGGCGGAACTATAAATAATACCATTATAGGCGGTACGACCCCAGCCGCAGGCAACTTCTCTACTGTAGATATAGATGGTGGAACTATAGATGGCACCATCATAGGCGGAACGACTAAAGCAGCAGGCAGCTTCTCCACGCTTACCGCAACTGGAACGACTACCGCAGCAGCAATAAACGCATCGGGGAGCATTGATTCTGGCGGAGATGTAACTGCCAGTAACTTCACGGCAGATGCCAACGGAAATATTTCTACATCGGGAACCGGAACGATCTCAACCGCCAGCGGAAACATATCTTCTACTAGCGGGAACATCACCACTGGCGGCAATATCACCACCTCTGGAACTGGTTCAATTTCGTCCAATACTACAATCACTGCTGGAACCGGCATCACGGCAACCACAGGGGGCGTAACAGCAACCGCTGGTGGCTTGACGGCAACTGCTGGAGGATTGACTGTCGCAGCAGGCGGGGCGGATATCTCTGGCGGAATAGATAACAATAGTGGTGGTATAACAAATACGGGAAATATATCCGGTGCTGGCACTATAGGCTCTGGAGCAATTACAAGCTCGGGAGCAATTACAGGAACGTCGCTAACCGCCAGCGGCTCAGGAGCGATTGCAGGCGGAGCGATCACAGGGACTAGCCTCACGGTCGGAACTGGAGCGTCCAACACTGTCACAGCCGGAGAGCTTATTTGTAATGATTTAAGTCACTCAACTTCAATCACCTCCACGATTGGTGGCACAAATAAATTCAGAGTAAACAGCGATGGCGCTTCGGTCATGGGTACGAGTGGATATTTAAATATGTCCTCTACGTCCGGCGCGACCGGGTTTGGGTTTAGGAACAACAGCGGTACATTAGAGATAAAGAATAGCTCACTCGGAAGCTGGGGTTCTATCGCAGTTCTTTCAGGTTCAAATTTGTCCGTTGGCGGATCTGTAACCGCTGGAACCACTGTAACAGCAGGGACAGGGCTGACTGTTACATCAGGCGGAGCCAATATAACTGGAAACAGTACGCTAACCGGAACACTCGGCGGTCTGACCGGGTTAACTGTCGCCAGCGGTGGAGCAACGGTTGCTGCTGGCGGAGCGACCATAACCGGAAACAGCACAATTACAGGAACCCTTGGTGGGCTAACTGGACTGACCGTTACTAGTGGCGGGGCCAGTATAACTGGCAATAGTACAATAACCGGAACCTTGGGCGGACTAACTGGCTTAACGGTTGCGAGCGGCGGTGCCACAGTCACCGCTGGCGGGCTGACTGTTTCCGGCGGCGGAGCAAACATAACCGGAAACAGCGTGGTAACGGGAACGCTTAGAGCTACGTCAACTCTAACCGCAAGCGCAGGTCTTAATGTAACCACTGGCGGGGTTACCGTTTCATTAGGGGGAATCAATAATACTAACGGCGGTATTTCAAATGCTGGTGCAGTCGCTGGAGTTAGTACACTTACAGCGACCGGGTTAGTCACATTTTCTGGACCGAGAGTTGATATAAAAGATTCACTCACTTTCGGCCCGTCAACTACGCAGGCATCAATATATACAAACTCATCAGCAACAGCCGGATTAGGTACTGAGCAACTTCGTTTCTACAACTCGTCTGGAGTTGCATTACCCGGCACTACAGGAAAATACTTCAATATAACATCACAGGGAGGATCTACTGGAGTCGGGCTTAGATCAAGCAGCTCTATAGTAGAAGTAAGATCTAAAGCTACGGCAACAGCAGATAATTGGGGTCGCATCTACCACTCCGGCATGGTCAGTGGAGATGGTGCTTTCTATGAAAGCGCCGCGAATCTAGGTGGGGCTGTTTCGGGCGGTCTAACCGACAGCTTTGCAGCTAGTGTAGCACATGGCCTTGGCCGTGTACCTAGAATAATTAGGTGTGTAATAAGATGTATAGCTACCGATCATGGCTGGGCAGTCGGCGATGAAGTAGACGTTACATCATTATCTAACCGAGACGAGGGCTCAGGCCCTTCGCAAGATTTAATCTCTTTCGGTGCGAATTCAACAAATATTTACGTTGCCTGCAATGTTCTCTCTGAGGTGACTATTGCAAATAGGTCTGGCGGCTCTGATGGACAGTTAACATTGGCGAGTTGGGACATTTACGTTTACGCTTGGAAGTAATAAATGCCGTATAGAAAAGTCACATTTCCTCCCGGTATAAATAGAGAAGGAACTCAGTATTCCGCTGAAGGAAACTGGTATGACTGTGACTTGATTAGGTTCAGGCAGGGCAGACCTGAAAAAATTGGTGGCTGGACTAAGTATTCTCAAAATGAATTTCTTGGAATATCTAGGAGCTTGTTGAATTGGTCATCTATTTTGGGTGCCAACTTGATGGCCGTAGGAACAGACAAGAAACTATACGTTGATCTTGGTGGTGTCTATCACGATATCACGCCGATGGAGTATAAGTCTCAAGGAACGCTAGACCTTGACATGGCGAATACATCGACCAACACGAACGCGAAGCTTAGCTTTAACGTTCTTGCTGGTGATGTAGTCAGGATGAGCAGTGATGCAAATTCTGTAGGCGATGAGCTTATGATCGTTGCTACCGGAGGATTAGCCGGTGCAACCGTCGTGTTAGAGCGTGGCAGCTTTTCTACTGTCACATCAGCGCACACGTCCGGGGATGCTGCGTTTCTTTTAGAAAAACTTTCAAACCCGGTATATCCAATCGCAGGATCTAGTACCGTACTTATAAATTTTGCAAATCATGGCCTGACTACTGGGGACTTCATAAATTTTCTCAGCATGTCATCTGCTCCTACGGGTCTGGATAGAAGATCTTTATTTTATCCGTTGTTCGATGGAGCTACTGACCCCGCGTCTGGATATGATGCGGCGAGGTCAACTCAAAGCTGGTGCGTAACCAGAGTTCTGGACGG